TTCACAGATCGCTTACTCGTTTCAATCGCTTGGACTTTGCCTGGCCTACTTTTGCCAACTTGGGGGAGCAGCCTGTTCTCGCTAAAGAGTTGTATTATCCTACGGCACTACCTGAAAGGACTTTCGGTTATGTTCCTCGTTATGCCGAATACAAATATATGAACTCTCGCGTTGCTGCTGATTTTAAGGGCTCCCTTTCGTTCTGGCATTTGGGGCGCATTTTTGATACGGAACCTGAACTTAATGAAGAGTTTATTAATTGCGTTCCCGATACTAGAATCTTTGCTGTTCAAGGCGCTGACATTACCGATCACATTTACAGTCACATCTTCAATCGCATTTCCGTTCGTCGCAAGTTGCCCCGCTACGGAATACCTTCTATTTAGTGATGGCTTGTCAATCTCCTTACATGGTTTTGCCTACTAAGTGGGCTACTGAAAAGGTTCCGGTTCCGTGTGGTAAGTGCCCTGACTGTAAGTTTCGCCGCGTTAATGAGTGGGTTTTCAGACTTATGGAGGAAGACAAAGTTTCGTCTTCCTCCCATTTTGTTACGCTTACGTACGATACTACTTCTGTTCCCATCTCTGCTAATGGGTTTATGACGTTGTGTAAAAAGGATGTTCAGGACTATATGAAACGTCTTCGTAAGTTGTGCCCGTTGTCTAAACTCAAGTATTATTTTGCTGGTGAATATGGTTCTCAGAATGGTCGTCCGCATTATCATGCAATTATTTTTAACTGCCCAGATACTGCTTTGTTTTTTGCTGCTTGGCATCTTAACGGTACTCCTTTGGGTGGTATTCACGTTGGTTCTGTGTCTGGCGATTCTATCGCTTATACTATGAAGTATATCGATAAGGATAACTTCTCCCGGAAGCATTCACGTGATGATCGTTTACCGGAATTTTCTCTAATGTCCAAAGGTTTGGGTTCTGCTTATCTGACTGGTGCAGCGTTGAAATATCATCGTAGTCATTTAGATCAGGTGTATGTTTCGAAACTTGGTGGACATAAGGTTGCTATGCCCCGTTACTATCGTCAGCGTATTTGGTCTGATCAGGAGCGGTCATTTCAAGCGAGTATTATTGCAATGAATGTTGCTTCTCAGGAGGCTTTTGATCGTTTACACTGGGATGCCGGTATTGATTATGATGCCGCGCAGGATTCCAAGAAGATTCATCGATTTCACAGTTTTTATTCTTCACATTCACAAAATCGTAAATTGTAATGCCTATCATTTGTTATGCCAACTATCCCGGCCCCAAAGGTGAAGTTTATACACTTCCTTCTCTTACTATTCCTGATCAGGCCTTGTCCCTTGAAACTCTTATTACTCGTTATGTTCGCGGCGGCGAAGTACAGGTGTTTCCGGGTGTTTTTGGTGGTGATGATCTTATCCCTGTTAATCTGGAGCGTATGGATGAAATTGAACGCATAGAACTTGCCCGTAATATTAAGGCCTCTATGCCTTCTGCTATCAAGCGTCTTCAAGATGCGTTGTCTGTCCCCGGTGAGTCGGATGAACCTATTCTTCCTGTTAACGAATAGTTAAGGTTCTGTTAATTATTGTCGTCGTCGACTGTCTACAAACCGGCGCGGAAGTGACGTGAAAACAGGGGCACTCAAATGAATGAGGTACGAAGGAATGTATAAGCCCCTGTTTTTGCGACACTTACGTGACGGCTCGCCCCGCCGGCAAGGAGGCGACGACATCTCCAATCGCACTACGTGCGTAATTCTAAATCAGCCATTATTTACTTGATGTATAATGGCTAATTGACACTGTCAATTCTTTGCTTATTTTTGTGGCAGTTCTTTGATAGATGGGTGCATTGATTCTACTTAACCGGAGGTTGGGTACCTTGCACAGTGGTGTCAGCGTTCGTGGTTTAGGTCTAAAGTTGCACTAAAACGGTTCGCTACACTTTTTGTTCATCCTTAAATTTTTCATTATGCCTTTCAATCTTTTAGGGCCGCTTATCTCTGGCGGTACGGCTTTGCTGGGTGGTGTGTTGAATTCGAATTCTCAGGAGAAACAGAATGAAGCGTCCATGCGTTTTGCTCGTGAAATGTATGATCGTCAGAAAACGGATAACCTCGCTTTGTGGAATTTGCAGAATCAATACAATACCCCTGAGGCTCAAATGTCTCGTTTTAAGGCTGCCGGTTTGAACCCTAATCTTATTTATGGTCAGGGCAATGCCGGTAATGCTTCGCAGTTATCTACTCCAGACGTACAACATCCCGAGTTTCGTTCTCCAGAATGGGGTAACGGTGTTTCTGCTGCTGGACTTGGTTTCGTGAATGGCATATACGATTTGGAAATAAAAGCCGCTCAGGCTGACAATCTACGTGCGCAGAACTCGGTCATCCAGCAGGATGCTCTTCTTCGTGCTGCTCAAATTGCTAATACTACTGCTGGTACTGAACGGAGTAGATTTGATCTGGGTCTTGATTCCGAACTTCGTAACGTCTCTGCGGAGGCACGCCGTGAATCACTTCGCCAACTTAAAGTTGGTATTGATCTTTCTCAACGGCGCGATGCTCGTGAAACTGTTATGAATGCTACTAATGTACAGGAGGCTTTTGCCCGGATGGCTAATCTGAAAGTACAGGAACTGAACTCTAAAGTAAGTCGTGTGCATACTGCTGCCGATACTCAACGGATTAAGCAAGAAATTACTAATATGAAATCTCAACTTAATAACCTCCGGAAGGATGGTACGCTCAAACAGTTGGATGTCAACTTGAAAAAGGATGGTATTCAACCGCATGACCCTATGTGGGCGCGTACACTTCACACGCTTTGGCAGCGTTGGTTTGGAGAATAAACGTTTTATCATGGTTACTACTTGGATTTATCGTAATGAAGATGGTACTTTCACTTTTGTACCTATTATTTCACCTTCTAAAAATTTTCGCCGTGGCAAAGAAAACTAAGGAAGCCTTTTTGGCTAAACTCGAGTCAATGACACCTTCACAGCATTTTGCCGTCGCTCGTCTATCGCTTGAACAAGCATGGAAAAGTGCTCGGAAGTTGGGGTGTACGAGTGATGATGATATATTTTTTGTGTCACTTTCAGAATTGATGCGTTTATGCGAAAAAAACATATTCCCGCTGGAGTCTTTACAGGCTGCCAGTGCCCAACCTGTAAGCGATACCGCAGTAAAGGAGTAGAGCAATTATTGCTCTTTGCGCCTGACGTTGCTGTTGACTTTTCTTCACTTTTTAAACCTGACACTAATGTCCAAATTCCGTCGTAAACACTCCTTTCGTCGTCGTGCTTCTCATCATGCTCGTCGCCGTTCAAACAATGCTGGCTATTTTGTCTCCCGTGGCGGCATTCGTTTATAGTCTCTTGATTTTTTCACTACTAACAACCTTTCGTGATGAATATTTTTGATAGCGTTAAAATGGCTGCAATTCCGCAGTCACGGTTTGACCTTTCCCATGACGTCAAAATGTCGTTTAATATGGGAGAACTCGTTCCTACTTGCTGCATCGAAGCCCTTCCCGGTGACAAGTTTGATTTATCCGTAGAAAACATGCTCCGTTTTGCTCCGTTAATTGCTCCTGTGATGCACAAGGTTAATGTGACTACGCATTATTTTTTTGTGCCTAATCGCTTGCTGTGGCCTGACTGGGGTAAGTGGATTACTGGGGAACTTGAGGTAGAGGCTCCTTACGTTCGGCTTGATCCCGGTCATCAGTATGGCACTGGTTCTTTACAGGATTATTTGGGTTATCCTACAGATGCGCCTGTTGTTAATACGCGTATTTCTCCGATGCCTATTGCCGCTTATTATTTGATCTATGATCAGTATTATCGCGATCAAAACCTTATCGGTAGTGTTTTTAATCCTTTGGTTGCAGGTTTGAATGCTGTTTATGAGGGTGAGTTTGAATGTAAACAACGCGCTTGGATGCATGACTATTTCACTTCTGCTCTTCCATTCTCCCAGAAAGGTGCTGCTGTTCAGATTCCCCTTGTCGATCAGGGGACTATTCCTGTCATTCCTAATCCCGACGATAATTCGCTTCCTCCAGTAAAGGTTATTACTCAACCTGATGGCGGTAATCCTTCTACTGGTACCATTCAGAATACTGCTTCAGATACTCTTGCTGATGCCGGTGCTGGACCTATCAATTTTGATTTTCAGGGAAATCAGGTCGTTGATATTCAGTCTGATGCTACGGATATTAATACGCTTCGTCGTGCGTTCCGGCTTCAAGAATGGCTTGAGAAAAACGCTCGTGGTGGTACCCGGTATGTTGAAAGTATTCTGTCTCACTTCGGCATCAAATCATCTGACGCTCGTCTTCAACGCCCGGAATACATTGGCGGCTCTAAGCAGAACATGATTATTTCCGAAGTACTTGCTACTGCCCAGTCCGACAATAATCCTGCCGATGCGACTATCCCTGTCGGTAATATGGCTGGACATGGTATTTCTGTCGGTGGCGGTAATCACTTTTCTTATCGTTGTGAAGAACATGGTTATATCATCGGTATTATTAATGTTCAACCTATGACTGCTTACCAGCAGGGCCTTC